ATGAGGCTGACGGTGCTCATGCAATATGCCCGGGGACTGCTGGTATCAGATCCAGAGGCGGGGAGTAAAGTTCTGGCACTGCTGGAAAGCATTAAACGATATCTCTGGCATGGCAATGTTGTCGCTGCGCTGGAACATATTGATAATTGCGTTATGTATTGCGATGACCCTGAACTCAGCTATCCTAGCCTGAAATCCCTGCAAAAACATCTGGATGAAATGTATACCTACATCCGGAATAATAAGATGATGATCCCAAACTACGGCGAAATGCGTCGGTACGGAGAGCCGGTATCAACCGCGTTTGTGGAATCCACGATCAATGAAGTGATCGCCAGACGAATGGCCAAAAAGCAGCAGATGCAGTGGAGCAGAAAAGGGGCTCATTATTTGTTACAGACCCGGACCGCCGTTTTGAATAACGAACTGCAGGATAAATTTGTCTGCTGGTATCCGGGTTTTCAAAGTGACGGGAAGGGACCAGCGATGGCAGCATAGCTCACGCTGCCCCAATATTTTTTATGCTCTCCTTATGTGTCTTTAGGCGTAGGGGAGGGATGCCACTGGTACGCCAATCAGGATGTGCTTAAATTTGATCAGCACCAGCAGTTTATCAAAACAAGTACGCTGGATTGTCAAAGCTATCCCTGGGTTTATCTCACGCTGTATCCTAATTTCCCGCGGATCTCCGCATTAACTTGTCGAAAGCAATTTAGCCGCTGGCAGGATAATGATTGTGTGACCCATTATTATTTCGCGGAGTCCAGACATGTGGGGACGTAATATAAAATGGTGTGTTGGCATCATCTTAGCAGTAGCGTTAACAATTGCTGTCACGATGACGTTACAAAACTGGCAGCGGTCACATTTTGATTGCTCCGGAGAATTAGTAATGGAGTATCCAGATATTCGTGGTGATATTTCAGTCAGATATGTTTTTAATGGCAGCAATGGGGTGGCGATTTTACGCGGAAAAATCACTGATAATAACGGTGAAAAGCTGGCGGTAAATCAAAATGTCTGGTTTACCTTTACCCGCAAGGATGATGATTACTTTATGGAGTCCGGAAATGTCGCTTCAAGTTCCGGTGGCACTAACATTCATCCATTGTTAGCGAGAACGTTGCCAGATTTTTTCCTTAAACCCAAAGAACCATTTTATTTCAGCATATTGCGACTCAATAGCAGTACATGGCAGTTCTATACCAGCCGTTCGCCGTCGGTGTTTTGTCAGCGTTAAACCGTTGAGATTGCACTCTGTATAGCGTTTGCATACAGAGTGCTTGTGCTCAAAGCATCTCAACTGCAGGAGCGAACTTTGTTGCTCAGACCTTCATGATTGGTTATTCGACAGAGAAAGCAGAAGGGGTGAAGACTGAACTTGTCCATGGGATTAGAAGCCTGGTACAGTTCAAATTCAATTTAACATAATATACATTCGGTAGAGCGATAACACGTAGTCCATAGATATTATGGGTGAATATTATGGCTATATTGAGTATGAAGTTAACCAAAACCAGCAACACACAGCATGTTGTTAATGCTTTACTCTTAATTTGTTGCCGAATGGGTGAGGGTAGTAACACCGTTCATCTTTTCGGTGATGAAGTATCTGATATATCACCTCGCCAAAATGTTCAGTCTTTGCCTGAACGCACAGCAAAAATCCTCTCCGAAATATCACGTCGCGGCCTGTTTTTTCACGTAGCGCCGCACGGAAAAAATCACGGCATTTTCATTGCCACACATCCTAAGAATCTCAGCCGAAACGCATAGGGGGCGCATCATGCGTGATTTTGCTCTGATTTTCCGGCATGCGTGGGAACTGGCAAGAAAGGGGGCTGAGACGTTTGGCGGCTCTGCCCGTGATTACTTTCGCGAGTCCCTTCTGTTGGCTTACAACCAGTTAAAACGCAATGTAACAGCGAAAGACCTCGTTAAAATTATGACAGGTCGTTACATGTCAATGAGCCAAATCCGAGAAGAAGTTAACGCCAAATTTAAAAAACAAACAGCAAAGAACATCGCCCGTAGAATTTGGAACATGTTTCGCTCTCCCTATGTAGAAATAGAGAAGATCAAATGTGAATCTACTGGAAAATATCTTTATCACCTGAAACATGCACAAAAAAACTTCTTTGTAAGCGGGGCAATTACTCGCGCCATGAAATCAGCACGGCAAGAAAAGAAGAAGGCTATAAAACCGCGTCCAGCAATGTCAAAGGACGAAATTAACTCTTGTCGTATGGCAAATGCTTTTCATAAAGCGCTTTCAACCGGGATTTATATCCCACCTAACTTAATTTGAGAAAAACATGAGCAAAAGAACACAAATTATTCAGTTTAGGGCAGACGAAGAAACCTATAGTCGCGCTCAAGAGCGCGTTAAAAATGGTGGCTTACAACTGCCTGATGTGATGCGTGCTGCGCTTAAGTCTGTTGCCGATGCTGATGTTTCCTGCCTCGCTGATTTAATCAACGGAGCAACGTCAGGGAATGAGGATATTAATCAAGCATGGCTTTTCCAAAAATGTCATGAACTTTTTGATTACCGTGACGGGCAGTTGTTCCGCAAGTCACGTAAAGGGATGGGGGAACAGGGAGACCCTGTTTTTATCAGAGTTCGTGAAGGCGAGGAACATGTATTAATTCAGGGGAGTCATTACCCTTTGAAAGATATTGTTTGGTTAATGGCAAACGGGAGCATTGCCGGGGAAGTTGAATATAAAAACCCATACAGGGTGAACATGAAACACTCAATTGAAAACCTCATGATTAACCCTGTTAAGGAAAAAGAGACAATTCTTGTCAGATATTTGAATGGATCTGAGAAGATCAATGTTATCAAAGTTAAACAACGTGCGTTTATGTTTGACACTAGTAATGATGAAAACACAAAAAATGTAATAGAAAAATTAATTAACAGTGAAAAAACAATTCCATTACTTCTTCGCGGTGATGATGGCTGGATTGCATCCAGAACAGCCATCCATGCATTTAAATTAAGCGATAACCAGTACGTGGTAAGTATTTCTTAAGGGGATTTTATGTCCAATGAAACAGTAAAAAAGGTCATGGCAGAAAAGCGCCGAATGACCATCGGTCAATTAACAGACCAGCTTGTTAGCGGTGCTTTACGCCGTGAATTAGGTATGGATAAAACAGAATTTGCAGGATTGGTTAGTGTCATGCGCTCGACAATACGCCGCATTGAAGGGTTGGAAGCTACGCCACGCATAGGATTGATTTTTAATACCGCTGCCGCTCTGCGCATTGGCATTGATTTTCCAATTATCGAAGAAAAGGCAAAGAGGTAACAATGCGCCGTTACATCATTACAGATAAGGATATTTTTGATGTTTTTCAGCGCTGGACAAGCCCTGCACTGAAAAACCAGAAGATGCATACCAGCTTCATTCGTGAGGCTGTGTGCCGCGCACACCCTGACAAGGCAATTCTCCAGTATGACATTCGGCAGAAACTAAAAAATATGGCTTCGCGTGGATTGGTAACTGAGGTTCATTTAAGTCCGAATGCAACAGCCTGGATGATTAATAAAGGTGATTTGAATGGACAAAATTAAGACCAAAAGAAGCGAACGCAGATTATCGCGTGACCTTATCGAAGAAGCGCTAAAGCTGGTGGCTGACCGCAGTGAGCGTGAAGGGGTAAGCAAGGATACGGCTAAACGTCATGCGTCAGCCATTCGCGGAGTAATTCCAGCGCTAGGTGTTGTTAAGAGCAAGGTTATTAAGCCGGGTGTGTGGGTGGCTCTATATGCCCGTAGCGATTCAACATCAACGGTAATCAGCAATATGAAATTTACTGCCGTGATTTTTGAATGGGCGGGGCAACAAAATTATGAAGATGCAGCGTTTTATGCGGCTATCGCTAATGCGATACGTACTGCATTAGCGGTAAAGGGGGATAAATGACAGCATTCAACAAACAGGCTCTGCGTGAGCAAATTGAATCTGCGGCTGATGCGTACTGGCAGTTTGATAACGGCTGGATTAGCGATATGAAATGTGGCGACCTCTCGCACGAATATTTACTGTTCGTGAAAGAGCCTAAGAACGTGCTGGCGCTGCTGGATGAGCTGGAAGCCGCAGAGAACAACCTCATTGATAGCGAATGTCATGTTGCTGAACTGGAAGAATCTCTACGTGATAAACAGGAGTTACTTGAGGCCGCAGAGAAGCGCATAGCAGAACTGGAGGCGAATAAGGGTAAGCCAGTGATGTTTATTGATGGCGATATCTCCGCATCTGACGCCGAGAAACTTGCAGAAGTTATTCGTGAAATGGGACGACGCACCAGCGACTGTAGCAAAGCGCGCACTGTAACACTTCCAGATGTGGAGAAATGGCGCTCCGTTGATGCTGTACGTGCTCAGAATGCTTATAAGGTTCTTGTTAGCAAAGTGCTTGCCGCCGCTGGCATTGGCGTGAAGGGGGAGTGAGAGATGAGCAAATTTACAGACGTACATGACCTGTTAACCGCGTACCAGAAACAAGCTCGTAAGATACCACCTAAGGGTGTTTATGCCTCAAGACATCGGCAGGTTGAGGTAAACGCGGCCCACGTGCGAAAGATAATGCGTAAGCGTCGGCGGTCAGTCGGCAAGTCAAATAAACTCGGATGTCGCTTTACGGCGGAAATGCGCGTAGCACTGATTTGCGATATGAATTTTTGGGCTCTGGTATGTCGCTCTAACCGTAATCAGGAGCATGCATCATGACAACTAACCACCCGGCGCACGGTCCTGTATCACTCGATCGCCTGCACCAGATAAGCGAAATACTCAGCAAAGCAGAAGGACGTAACTTGGATGAATTCGATGGATTTATTCATCTGGAGAACGCCTACAGCGCCGCCATTCTTAAAGGTGGTGCTAAATGATGACTCCAGCCTATTTAGGTATTCTGACTATTTATCTGTTGGGGTTTGCAGGGATGTATTTCTATTCGCTAAAGCGTGATGCGGAATGTAGTCTCGACAGAAATCCGCGTGAAGCCTTTCTATTCGCGTTTTTTTGGCCTGCTCTTGTATTATTCATGGTGGCAATCATTTTTTTTGAAAAAATAATTAAGTTGGCATATACGGCATGTGGGTATTTTCGTTCTAAATTGCGAGGTAAACATTAATAAAATGCTGAGTGATTTGTTGATTATGGTTGACCGCCGCGCCCAGGCGGTCAGTTTGCGCGAAAAAACTATCATTAACGAGCGTCATGCTGTTCGAATGCTAGAGCCAGTCCTTTCGCTTGGTGTTCGCGCAGCGAGCATACCGGATACATGGGTTAGATATGCCGACAGATGTATTGATAATGGTCTGGCGGCATCCACTATCCGTCAGCGCATTGATTGTGTTGCTGCTGTCGTTGCCTGGGTGATTCATGCTGATATCAAATTCAAACCAGCCGCGCCCGGTTCACTGGGGAGAATGCTGGAGGCTATGCGAACCGCAGCCAGGGCGATTGGCAAGAGAATTAAGCGCCATCGAGCGCTAAGTAAACCAGCAAGAGTAAGCATTGATGAATACACCACTGTCGTTCAAGAAATAGAATCTCTACGCGAACCATACAGAACAGCCGCTCGAATGATGTTATGTTTCGGGCTAAGGGCATCTGAAACACTCTCATTATCCAGCAACTCTCTTATATCGGGTGGCAGGCTGTTTATTCCAGACCGTTGCACAAAGACGCATGCTGACCTGCTTTTACCTATTCCAGTTAAGTACATTCCACTGATAGATGAGTGGCTATCTATAATTGGGGCGTCAGAAATAAAATATAATACACTGGTAACAACTATATCCCGCGCTGGTATAAAGTGGCGTTGTCATGATTTGCGTAAGTTGTTCCGTACTTCTGCTGCTGTTCGTGGCGAGGATTTTCTTGCAACAGAATTAATACTTAACCACGCCGTCAAAGATGTACCATCTATTTATTTACAGTCGCCACCATTCGCAGCAATGAGAAAAATATTAACTAACTCGATAGAAGAATATTTACAGGTCAGGGGGTAGAAAATGTCAATGTCAGCAATAAAAGATAATGATGTAATGTATCAAAAGAAATATCCGAGACATTGTCTGTTTAAATTACTCCAATTGCGTACAAACCTAAAAGCGAAACCCGATATTTATCGAGTGGAAATGATTAGTCGTGAGGGTGAAAAGATATTGATGGGAGGTCGCAAAACGACTCAGGAAGCAATAGCACTTTATCGGGACATAGCAACGTTGAGCGCAGCAGAAGTAGAAACGGCATTCAGTAGCATGGTCTAAATAACGTCAGCAGAACACACCCGGCATTTGCCGGGTTTTTTTATGCCTGCAAAAAGCACATCTAACAAAGTTCATGTGAATAAATCGTTAAACTCCACTTAACAAAATATAAACACAAGCAAGGTTAAAAATGTTAACAAAAAAGTTAAATATGTGTTGTGTGGATAAGTTTATCAGAACCATAACACATAACAAAGTAATGTGATTAAAGTCAGTTTTTAGACAAAAACAACGAAAAAATATTTAACCCAATGAAAACAATTACTTGCGAAAATTGATTGTTTTTGATGCAGTTTATGTACGTTTTTTGTCGTCAATACATTGTATTTTGCCAGCAACATAAAACAAAAAAATCAAGTCACAAAATACACCATATAAATCATGAGCGTACATAGGTGAAGCAAACGGATATATAAGGTTGGACATTCTGAAAAATATGATGAGATTGAGCGGAGAATAGACAAAAACCACATAATCATTAATAAATGTTTCTGTCTGAAATAAAGCCGAAAAAGAGAGTGCTGTTTAAATTCCATATAAATCAAAATCATAGCCACGCCCAATAGTAAATCTCCATAAAAAAGTTCGGGAATGTTTCTGCAACCTCATCCGACCAGATGTTTTAACATATTGACATGGGGATAATGAGTTAGTCACAAAAGCGGAAAGCTGGCATGAGGCAGGGGGCGAAAATATATTAAACCGCGCTCAGGCTTGTTTCCACCAGCACCGGACGCTCTCTATCACTTTCTGACTCACAACTAGAACGGGTAAATAATTGACCGTAAAAGGATAGCGAGGCTGTTACAAATTAAATGTTCATAAATCAGCCACAACATTTAAAACAAAGCAGCAACATGAAAGCTGGCACGATAAATGTTATCCACAATAAAAATCAGCATTTTCGCCACTTCAAAGCGATATTGACCACTAACATAAATCGTGCAGGTGGCGGTCTTTGTCTTGTTTATCCACAGATTCAACCTTGCACCAAATATTGACGCATTACCGCTGGCGGCGTTTCTGTAATTAGCCTGGGCGTTGCCTTTAAATCACTTCTATATAAGGAGGTGATTTTTATGGCTTACGGGCGTCAGTTCGAGATAACCGTTAATTGCACAGATGGCGAGACGATCCACATTACGGATGTAGATGTGGATTTTTCGTCTGTGCGTGACGATGAAAAAGAGCCAAACGAAGCTGACTTGACCGTGTGGGGGCTTACGCCTCAGACGCAAAATGCAATCGCTCAGGCAGGTTCAACCGTCAGCGTTGCCGCTGGCTATATAGATGAAGGCATGTTCACCCTGTTTCAGGGGGAGCTAATCAGCGCCGTAACCATTAAGCCTAACGAGGTTTACGGTCTGAAAATGAAAATTTATGAGGCGCTTATTCCATTTCGCGCCAGCGTCACATCTCGCACTTTTAAAAAGGGGCAAAACCTCAAAGAGGCGGTGTCGCTGGTTGCGTCAGATATGGGGCTGGGGTGTCAGGTTTCAAAAGCAGCAGCAACATTAGTGTTACCTAAGAATGTTAGCGGAGTTGCATTATCCCGCGATGTGTTAACCAGCTTATGCAAACCGGTTAATGCCACATGGTCACTTCAATATCAGTCGTTAGTTGTCACTGCCGGAGATTCTGTTCTCACTGGTGCTGCCGTTTTTTCACCTGAAACGGGATTACTTGGTGCTCCATTTTTAAAGATCCATTCACCAAAGCGCACCAAGAAAAAGAACCCATCAGAAAAAGACAAAATCCAGAAGAAACACGACAAAAGCATAACTACATACCAGTGGCCTCCTAAAGGCTCTCAGGTTGACTACTCAAAAGGCGCTCGCCGTCAGATGGGCGTTATTGAGGCCATTACTTGGGAGTCGCTTTTACGTGGCGGTGTTGAGATTGGCGAGCAGATAGAGCTCTCGTCGCCTTCTATGGGGGAAGGCTGGAACATCATTATTAAAAAGATTTCCCACAAATTCAGTACGCGTGACCGTCAGGCATGGTCATCCTCATGGGAGGGCATCATTGCATGAGGGCGGGAAGTCAGGTTAACGCAATCGTAGAGCAGGCGCTTAACTCAGCAATTTTTGCTCTGGAAGCTGTGATTGTTTCAGTGAATGAAGGCCGCGCAACCGTCAGGCCAACGCCAAAACGTTCATTTGGCGACAATCCAGAGCCTGTCGATTATCCGGCGGTTGAAAATGTGCGCCTTATTTCTCTGGTTTGGGATGGCGGTAAGTCTGGCATCAGCGGGCGAGTTTTGCCGGGTGATGAATGCTTACTGATAGCGCTATCCCACGGCGACGGTGACGAACCAGACCATAAAACCTTCTCAAATGCCGTTGCTCTGTGCGGCTTTTCTGACAAATCAATTCATCAGATGCCAGATAGCCCCGGCATACGCGTTTTCAGTGGTAGCTCGTTCATCGAATGGGATGACGGGAGCATTAAAGGTGATACCGGACAGGGCGCAACCTTCGCCTTTGCGGGCGACAAAATGACCGTTAACGCACCGGGCGGCATCGATATGACTGCACCCATGACCACCATAAACGGGAATTTAACGATTTCAGGCGCTATCAGTCAGGGCGCTGAAGGCGGTGGCAACGCTGAATTCGGCGGCAACGTCAAAGTAACCGGGAAAAGCGAAGCGGCTGACCATATCAGCGGCGGTAAGTCAGGTAAAGACCATACCCACATTTCAAATGGCCAGGGCAAAGAGACTAACAAGCCTTCATAAGGAAACGACATGAAATTGAATGATGGTGCGGCGCAAATTGCGCTTTCTAACAAAGGCTTTCTGATGGCTGGTGACTACAGCACAACCATCAGCAAGGGCGAGATTATCAACATTACTGAACGTACCGGGCTGGTTGTGGATCGCGTCGAGTGTATCCCCCTGATTAATGCGCCCCTTTATATGGTCATGGCGACCTGCCGCGAATACAAAGACCAGTTCATGCCTTTTTACAGCGATTTACCGTTTGAATTACCACATCAGGCAGCAATGGCGCAGATGCTGAACGATGCCGGGGAAGGTTTCGACCTTGATGACCTGTTGGATATTGAGTCACTGGATGCGGCAGTAACGGTGGTTCACGTTGAAAAGTGGATGCACACAGAATGAACATCACAACAACACAATATCGACACGGTATGAAAGGTTGCTTCCTTTCCACTCACAGACCGCAGCCAGGCGAATCATTAACACTGGTTATGCCTACGTGCAGGGGTAAAAGAATTATTCCCGTTGGTCAGGTGCAACGGGTTGAATCAGTAGGTTCAAGCCGATGCCTTGTGTGGGTTTCGAAACTGGCATTCGTTGAGGGGATGAATTACTGATGCTGGACATTATGCAGGACGAAAACGGGGTGATTCTTCGTAACGGTGATTTTGTGCTGGATGGTGGCATTGATGGTGTGGCACAGCAGGCAGAGATAAGAGTCGGGACAAATCGCGGTGAATGGTGGCTCGATGAAACTCAGGGTTTGCCGTGGGTGCCAGGCATTATGGCGTCACGCCTTCCAGCGTCGATTGTCTCCAATATGATTAATGCTGAGGCTAAACGCACCCCGGAAGTTAGCGACGCCAAAACCACAGCCATTAATGATGCGAAGGGTAATTACACAATCCGCTTTGCGGTCTACATTGGCTCAGAAAGCACAGAGGTAACAAGTGGAATTAGTGAATGATGGTGGCTGGCATGGAGCCAGATTGCCGGAGCTAAGAGGCGATAAATACGAAAAGCTAAAGGGCGCATTGGGTGATGTTAACCCCGATGGCGACTCACTGGTCGGGCAAACAATAGCGGTAGTTTCGGAAGATGACTTAAACATCATTGAGGCGATTGGCTGGGTATTTTCCGGCTTTTTCATTTCAATGGCAGAAGGAGCACAGTTAGATGGTCTTGGCGAGCGCTTCAACCTTCCTCGTTATGGCCTTACTCGCTCTCTAGCTTATGTTCTTTACCTCTTACAGCCGGGTCAGGTCATAAGCGCTGGTGATGCGTTTACTATCTCTGGTAGCGCTGGTGAGTGGGCGATAAACCACGAAGTAAAAGAAGACGGAAAGTCAGTCACTGGATATGTGTTAAAAGTCCGTCAGGATGCCATCACCAGCGGAAACACATTTACTATTAACATTTCTGGTAAGCCGCACTCAACACAATTTCAGGCTGGCGACACGTCAGATTCAATACTTAGTCGCCTGTACACGCAAATTACAGCGGCTGAAACAACCCTTACAACATATCAATCATCATACGGGACTCTGCTTTATGCCGCTGATGGCAGAACAATTATTCCGTTTTCCTTTGCTGATGATGTGTTTGAAATTGTCCGGGCTGGTATACCTGCAACCGCTTACTACCAAAGCAATACCGAGTTTCCAGCGGTATTGTTTGGCTACGTCGCAAACAATGACATTCTGGTACTGGCAAACGGTGTTAAGGGGTATCTCATTGAAGATGATGAGTCCTATCGCGAGCGCATACAGATAGCAGCGGCAGCAGCCAGAGTGAACATCAGCGCATCGCGCCCCGGCGTTAAAAATGCCGTATTAGCCGTCAGCGGCGTCTCTTATGCTTCTGTTGAAGTTAACCGGGGAATTAACACTAATGCGGAGGGAATACCAGGTAAATCAATTCAGGTTTTTGTCGCTGGTGGTGACGATAATGAAATAGCACAGGCTATTTACGATGCCTCCGCCGCTGAGTGTGGGTTTCATGGTGATGTATCCGCAACGGCGACCGATGGAGAGATAACGGAAACGGTTTATTTCAGCCGCCAGCGCTTTCAACTTGTTTATGTAAGTGTGTCAGGCGATATATGGGATAAAGAAACAACGGGCAGGCCAGCGGATTATATCAGCGTGGCTAAAAACACCGTAACGGCCTATTTTTCACAGCTTACACCGGGGAAAGATGTATTTGCTGGTCAAATATATGCCCGTTTGTTAACAGCATTTTCAACACTGACGGACGTAACAGTAAAAATCGGCATTATATCCCCGCCAACAGATAATCATGTTTCTGTAGGCAGCGGCATTATTGCGGTCACTGACTCAACATCGGTAACGGTGGTTTGATGGAACCTGTAATCAAAAGCCCTGAGCAGTTAGCAAAAGAGCGCCTGACGTCAAAAGTACGCTATCAGCGAAATATAGACCTAATAGCAGGGCTAAAATCCGGCAACAGCAGCATGGTTGCAGCCATTGAATACATGAAAAAAGGTTTTTCTCTGGCAGATTCAACGGGAACACTTTTAGACGCATGGGGGGAGCAATACAGCATTCAGCGAGAAGGGCGCGACGATGATGATTATCGTAATGCGCTGCAACAAGCCAGAGGCGAACAGAGCGTTTCCACACAATCAAGGCCATCAGTGGGCGCATACATGCAGCAGGTATACAAACTTGTCTGGCTACCACTAAATCGGGTTGGGCTAAGCACTGGCGCAATAGGTGCGGCCTTTAATCGTGTGCCTCTGCGTACTGTGTTTGTGCAGTGTGGTGGTATGGCTCCTGATATTGAGCTCTCTGATTCTCTTGTATCTGCCACGTTCGGCGGGGATATCTACAGCGCTGCAACACCACCAAATGTGAATCTTACTCATCATGCGCCAATGTTTCCCGGCAATGCTTTCCCTTGCTTATGGGCTGGCATCCGATACGAGAAAACACAAAAAACGATCCGGGCAACTGAATCGCAGGGCGTCAGAGTCAGAGCTATTAAATCGCTGTTAACCCGGATTGATGGTACTGCGACGGTAAACGGCGGCGAGCTAATTACGCCATTCAGTACACTGGTAACAGTCAAGAAAATGAAGGTGAAAAATGGATAGCTGGGCGGAAACAGATAAAACCTATAAAGGGCAAGGGGGAACCGATATCCCCAATAAGCAGGAGCCATCACAAGAATTGCAGGCTACCGGCTTTGCTCCAACGTATTTTGATGAAAACGGTAATCTGGTGTTTGGGGATGGTGTATCCGCACAAACAATGAATTTCATTCTCAATGACCTGTACAAAAAATATCGTGATTTATTAGCCAGGGTAAATGCGTGATGAATAGCTTTGCGACTATAAGCCGCATCTATCCTTTTCGCGGTTCGAAATATGCCAGCGTCAAACAACCATCACCTGCAAAGCAGGCTGATGGTTTCAGACCGTGTTACATCAGCCTGACAGGGGAAACGATTCAGGGCGATGCCGTTGATTTTGCGGAATTAAATCACATCTTTAATGACCTGTACGCCAAAGCCGCGCACATAGACCAGCTTCTTACAGCTAAGGGGAAATAATGGCATTAACACCGGAAGAACTGGTAGCAATCTCCGACCTTGACCGGGCAGCAATTGACGATTCCAGCGTTGTACCTGACTGGCTTATGCCAGCAGAGATACGCGGCAGCAGTGCGCCAATAAACTGTATACCGTACCCACAGCACACCATAGATGTGTTTGGCGGGCTTCTTGCTGGGTCATGGTCGTTAAAGTTTCAGAATCCGTTACAGCGCGTTGTGTGCGATTTGGAGATATACCACGGCGAAAACGCCCCGTTATCATCACCACCAGATTTATCAGCACTACAGCTTACGGTTTCAGGCTTCGATAAAGCGGTTATCTTCTGCCCCGCAAAAACGGCAACGGATACCGCCCCGGCTAACTATCTCAACCTTGGCGTGACGGGCATCGCCGCAAAGTACAAGCTGGGCGGTAAGCGTCGGTTTCTGGAACAATCCGGGCTGGTGGTCATCCCGTTAACGATGATTTTGCTGTCGACGCAGCCCCTGACCAGTCAGGAAACAAGCCGCGCATTGTCAATTACGCTTAAACGGAAAAATGAAAGCCAGATGAACACAGCGCCGGTAATCAGCGGCATGGTATACAGCAACCCATTACCATCAGTACGCGATATTGCTCAGGCATCGTGACCGCTGAGAAATAAAAAAGTCATTCCGTCGATTTGTGCCAACATATCCCCGATTTGTTAATAACATTTCGGGGATTTGTCTTTTATGAAAGTAACAACACGCAAAAAACCAGCATTCCGCGACTTTTACGAAAATGGCACGTTCACACGCATAGTGGCGACCAAAACGGATAAGGGGAAATGGCGGTTATTCGGTCTGCATCGTTCTGTGGATGCGGCAATATTTGTGGAGGCGGCAAGGGGAGGTATCCGGGAATGGTCAGGGTTAAACCACCTGGGCGATTTCTGCGACTCGATAGGGATAACGCTATGGGAAGTGCATCACAAAGGGGCAAAAAAAGAACAGGCCGCATAGTGCGGCCTTTATGGTTTATTCAGGCTTTTCAGGCCAGTTAATCGCGCTGTATGATTCTTTGTCAGTTACATTACTAAAATCAAGGCGGCGTAGTGCGGTGCGATATGCACGTAGCGCCGTTAGTTCAGCTTCTTCCTCAGCAGTGATATCGCCATCCTCATGCGCAGCCTCCAGCCAATTAATGCGCTTTGTGGCCTCATCCATGCGGTTGTCACGTTCTGCTACAGCAATAGTCTGGTAGTCACGGATTTGCTGTAATTTCCCGTCTTTGTAAAACCAGTCATCCCCCAGCGTGACGCGTAGATTATCTTTTGTTGCTGGAAGCTCAGCAACACTCAGATTAACCGGGAAGAATGCATGAATATTTGTCGAGAACGTTCTTACCGCGCCATCATCGTCATAGCCGATTTTCAGCGTATTTGACTCATCAAAAAACTCAATTACGTCATACCAGTCATTGCCTTTATCATCCTGTAAAAACAGAACGTTCTGACCATCGATAATTTTTGGTCTGTCGGTGGTATCAGGTGTATAGGGGGTGAATTTACCGAAACGCTGCATTTTAATTTACCTTTAATTAATTACATACCAGGTGTTATTCACCTGTTTTCGTGTATAACGGACGATGAAATTACCGACGTTACTGCTCCCACCAACCATATTAAAGTTGTACATGGCTGCACCATCCGTTCCTCGCGGATAGCCCCGCCCATCCCAGAATCCAACTTCAGCAGGTGCCGTCAGGTCGATATTCTGGACAAAGTTCTGTAGCACCCATGCCTGTGTTGCAACTTCAACTCCACTAACTTTTAACGGCACCGCGCTTTCAACGGAGCCGGGGAGAAAACGGAATCTATGGTCACTCCCGTTTTTGCAACACCGATTTTGACGACAAGTTGGCTTGCTTGAATCTATCCGGCGTCTGAATGGGATTTTATTCCCGCGCCTCGATGAGTTCCGCGCCTGATGAACCTCCAGAAAATATACGGCTTCAATGAGCCTTTCCGTTTTACAGGTTCCTCAACAGGCCGGTGGGCCGTTAGTATCATCAATATCAGTATTCGCAAAACCAGATGAATGATTGTTTAAACTGGTGTATTTCTGCCTTTATGCTTCGTAAGTTTGCTGTCGCGCCGTCAGTGCCCAGGCTATTCTGGCCAGCTTGTTTGCCAGAGCACAGGTGACGAC